ATAAAAAGAAACCAGAATGGATTGAGTTAATAAAATCCAAATTTAAGAAGTAAGCACTATGGCAGATACCTTTACTACCAATTTAAACCTAACCAAACCAGAAGTAGGAGCATCTACTAATACATGGGGAGGTAAAATTAACACAGACCTAGATACTGTTGACGGTATCTTTACTGCAAATGGATCTGGAACTAGTGTTGGTCTAAATGTCGGTAGCGGTAAAACTTTAACAGTAGCAGGAACATTAACCTCTACTGGTACAGCATCTTTTACAACTATTGATGTAAACGGAGGTGCTATAGATGGATCACCGATTGGAGCAAACTCAGCTTCTACAGGTGCATTTACTACGTTATCAACAACTGGTTTAGCCACATTAGCTACAGTAGATATAAATGGTGGTGCTGTAGATGGTACTGCTATAGGTGCAAATACTGCATCAACTGTTGCAGCAACTACAGTAACAGCAACAACTGTAACTGCTAGTGGTAATGTAAATACTACTGGTGGCGAGCTACAAATTAATGGTACTAATGTACTAGAAAAGGTATATCCAGTTGGATCTATTTATATAAATGCAACTAGTGCAACCAATCCAGCAACATTGCTTGGCTTTGGTACATGGGTAGCTTTTGGAGCTGGTAAAGTTATAGTTGGTTTAGATTCTAGTGACACAGACTTTGACACAGCAGAAGAAACTGGTGGTGCAAAAACTCATACTCTAACAGTAAATCAAATACCAGCACATACGCACACAATAGATACAAGTGACAATCCAGCTGGTTCAGGTTCATTAGAGGTTGCAGGTGGTTCTCCTATAGGAACAAAATCAACGCAATCAACAGGCGGTGGACAAGCGCATAATAACTTACAACCATACATAGTTGCATATATGTGGAAACGTACAGTATAGGAGCTGACAATGGCCCTATACCCAATCACACCACCCGCAGGAATAATCAAGAACGGTACTGACTACGCTAACAAAGGACGTTGGGTAGATGGTGATTTAGTACGTTTTGAAAACGGTTATCTAAAACCAATAGGTGGTTGGACAAATTTTAAAGATACAGCACTTACAGGAACACCAATTGCTATGTATTCTTATAGAGCTAATAACGGTAATAAAGTATTAGCTGTAGGAACAAGAAGTAAAGTTTATGTTTTATATGACGATACATGGACTGACATAACACCAGTAGGTTTTGTTGGAGACATAGTTAATTCATCAACTGGTTATGGAACATACGATTATGGTGAAGAAGATTACGGTGATGAAAGATCAACATCTACACTAGCACTTAAAGTAGATCACTTTTCATTTGATAACTGGGGAGAGCATTTAGTTTTTTGTTGCTCTAGCGACGGTAAGATATACCAATGGAGGCCAGATGCAGGATCAGGATCACCAGATACTATAGCAACACAAATTAGTAATTCTCCAATAGGCTGTCAAGCTATTATAGTAAGTAACGAAAGACATCTTATAGCTATAGGATCTAATAGTGATCCAAGAAAGGTATCTTGGTCTGATAGAGAAGATAATACTAACTGGACATCCACCGCTAGAAATACAGCAGGTGACTTGCAAATACCAACAGGCGGTAGAGCTTTATATGCAGTTAAATGGCAAAACGATATTATTATATTTAGTGATATCGGTATTAATAGACTCTATTATGTAGGCTCACCATTTGTATATGGAATACAAGATGCTGGTGTAAGCTGTAAGGCTATCGGCCCAAGAGCCATTACATCATCTGGCAACTTCATATCTTGGATTGGTGAAAATTCATTTTTTACATTTGATGGCAGATTACGAGAACTCAAATCAGATGTGCATGATTACATTTTTGACAACATACAAATAAATAGCTCAGCTAATACTTTTGGTACACACAACATGGATTTCAATGAGGTTTGGTGGTTTTTTCCAGTTGGAGATATAGACCAGCAAACACCAAACAAATATGTTATATGGAATTATTTAGATAACGTATGGTCTATAGGATCAATGGATAGAACATGTTGGGTAGACCAAGGTGTATTTGATCATCCAATATCATGTGACTCTAGTGGGTTTGTGTATGAACACGATAAAAGACCATTATTTAATTCACCAGGCATAGGAACGCAAGTACCATTTTGTGAAAGCGCACCTATAGAAATAGGCAATGGTGATAGAGTGGTGCAAGTTAATCAGATTATACCAGATGAAGAAGCAGCAACATTACCAGGTATAACAGTAGGATTTAAAGGTAGGTTTACACCGCTTGGTGCAGAAACAGATTTTGGTAACTTTACTTTTGATACAGACGGTTATACCGATGCAAGGTTTAGTGCAAGACAAGTATCTATGAAAGTAACAGGATCACTAACCCAAGATTTTCAAGTTGGTAAAATAAGAGTAGATGGCAAACCAAGAGGTAGAAGATGATATCTCCAGAAAGTAAAAGCCAGTACATACAACAGGTTACTAATGCAAAGGTAGATTTAAACACTACTAACTTAACTACTATATATACAGCACCATCAGGTGATGAGTTTGATTTTGCAATTATAGAATCCATTTTAGTATGTGACCATGACAACCAGCAAACTAACGTAGACTTATCTATAACTTCTGGATCAGATGTGTTTCATATATTCAAAGAACACAATATAACCGCACACGCAACTGATGAATTATTAACCAGAGACTTAGTATTAAAAGCTGGTGAGATTTTAAAGGCACAAGCTAACCATACAAATTTAAACATCGTTGTAAGCTTAGTAGAGTATGCAAAAGGCGATTAAAGAAAGTTGGCAAGAGGAATGGATAAGAACTAAACCTCTTATAGCAAAAGCTGTTAAACATCAAGATGCCTATACAATTGATGACATAGAAGATAAAATAAGAGAAGGAATATTCTTACTTTGGGCTAGCAACAATGCAGCATTTGTAACAGAGTTTGTAGTATTTCCACAGCACACCGCAATGAACTTACTCTTTTGTGGTGGTGACTATAAAGAGTTAGAGGCGATGTTGCCACACATAGAAGAGTACGCAAAGAAATGTGGAGTCAAAAGGCTTTACGGTGGTGGCAGAAAAGGATGGACAAGAAAACTTAAACATCTTGGATTTGTAACAGAACATTTAATTAGAAAAGATTTATGAGTAAAGGAAAAAGCAGAGCAAAACAACAAACCACAATGCCAGATTGGCAAATGGACTTATTTAAAGACTATTATCAACAAGCCAAAGACGCAGCTGACATACCATTTCAAGAATTTACTGGCGACAGGTTTGCTGGTTTATCACCAGAAGAACAACAGATGGGTGCAAGTATTCAAAGTTTATTTGGTAGTGCATTTGGTGGATTTGATCCTACCGCGCAGTTACAACAATTAGCTGGTCAACAAGCTCCACAGTTAGGCGATGTCCAATCTTTATTAGATGCAGATATTGGCGCGTATCAGTCACCTTATCAACAACAAGTTATAGATCTAACAGAACAAGACTTTGCTAGGCGTAGAGACTTACAACAACAGCAAGCACAAGATGTAGCAATGCGATCTGGTGCTTTTGGTGGATCAAGAGGAACTATATACGAGCAAGAAGCATTAAGACCTTTACAAGAACAAGAAGCTAGAACGGTTGCAGGTTTACGACAGTCAGGATTTGAGCAAGCGCAAAGAGCTGCTGAGTCTGACATAGCAAGACAACAACAGATGGCCATGCTCGCGCCCGAGCTGGAGCTGAGAGGTAGACAGCAACAAGCTAGTTTATTAGGCGGTTTATTAGGTGGGCAACAGCAAGCACTAGGACTGCTTGGTGGTTATGGCGCTTTAGCTAGAGGACTAGATCAACAAGGTAGAGACTTTGACTTCAGCGAGTTTATGAGAGAACAACAATACCCAGCATATCAGTTAGGATTACTTGGCCAAGGGCTTGAAATGATGCCAAAACTTATGGGTAGCACTAGTACAGAATCTTTCAAAAGAGCAAGCTTAGAAGAGCTTGGCAACTTTTTGCAAGGTGCTGGTAAATCAGGATTTTTTGGATCATAACATGCCTATATTAAATTTACCCACATTCATAGAACAAGAGGAAAAAACTCCAGAGCAAAAGATGTTAGAAAGTTTGCAACAAATGCAAATAGAAAGACCACCTGTACCGCCAGTAGAAGTTCCTAGGTTTACTAGATACGGTAACAGAATGGCAGAGCGTGGCGGTTTTGATGTATTACCTCAAGAACAACTGCGCGGAATGACGCAACAGCAAGTAGATGAATACGAAGCAGAAAGAAGAAAGGCTAGAGGCGCTGGTATATCTGAAACATTAATGAGGGTGGGACAGGCTTTTGCAGGTAAAGATGCAGATGCTGGTATTGTACGAAGACAACAAGCGAGGCAAGCGCAACAAGAAAAAATAAGAACAAAACAATTAATAGAAGATTATAAAAAAAGAAATCCAGAACAGGCTGATCGTATTGATTTGCTTATGAGTGGCTTCGATGTGAGCAAGCTTGATAAAAGCGATAATCAATTATTCAAAGGACAAGGCGTTGCTAACCAATTTTATAATATTCTTTTACAGGGACAACAAGATGCTTCTTTAAGACAGTCTCCTATGTATAAAACTGCGTATGATTATTTATCTCAGCCCAAAACAGAAACATATATAAATGAAGTTGGACAACAAGTAACTAGAAAAATACCAGGGATGATTTCAAAAGATGATTATTTACCTCCAACTGGAGTTGCTACTGTCGATATAAAACCAGTTGATACAGAACAAAAAGAAGAAGAGCAAGAAGAGCAAATTGTAAAAATAACACCGCAAAGAAGAGATGAACTAACAAAAAATATTGATACATTAGATAATTCTTTAGTCAAATTAAATAATTTTGAACAAGCTGTAGATGAATTACAACCTGGTATTTTTACTATTGGCCAAGAAAGAGCGAAAATACAAAGTCTTCACACAAGCATATTGTTAGAGCTTAAAAACTTAGAAGAACTTGGTGTTCTTGCTGGACCAGATTTAGATTTATTACTTGGCTTGCTTGGAGATCCAACAAGTTTTACACAACAATTCATTAAAGGTGGTATTGCTGGTACAAAAGTGCAAATACAAAATATAAAAAATATCATTAATGAAAAGAAACAAAGATATTCACAACAACTTGGTCTTAAAAAACCAGAAGGATCTATAACTAGAACAAAACAAATAGCTTATATGCCAGGCGGAAGAAAAATAGAGGTAAATGCAACAGGAGATGGTTGGATTTATTCTGATACTAGTGAGGCGGTAGAGCAATAAACATGGCTATACCTTTACCAGAAGGAGCAACAACAACACCGCCACTTCCTAGTGGCGCTTTATCTTTTGAGAATTTAGATAATAAAACAGGTGCGCCCAAAAAAATAAGAGCAGTTGTCTCTGCATATAAAAAACCTGAAGATAAACTTAAATTAATACAAAAATATTACCCAGACGCAATACCTTTTGGGTCAAATAATTATGTATTTACAAATCCTAAAACCAAACAACCAACCTTGTTTAATCCAGGCGGTTTTGACTTAGGAGATGTTTTTGAATACGGAAGAATAGGTGCTGAATTAATAGGTGGTGGCTTGGGTGCAGCTGCTGGAGGTTTAACAACCTCACCAACTGTTGTTGGTGTTCCTGTAGGTGTTGCAGCTGGCGGTGCTGGTGGTTCTGTAGTAGCTGGTGAAATATATGATAATGCATTGCGTTACTTTTTTGGCAAAGGCGCTGAAGATACTAGAACACTATCACAGTATGCTGGTGATGTAGCCTTACAAGGAACAATAGAGGGACTTACACCATTTCCAATACAAAAAGGTGCTGAAGTATTTAGAGCAGGTGCAAATAAAGTATTTAATGATCCAATTGCAAAGTCTGTTTACAAGTCTGCTGAAAATCTAGGCATGAAAGATTTACCACTAGGTGTAACCACAGGTCCTAAAGTTGCCAAAACAGAAAATGCACTAGCCACAACAGTAGGAGGTTCTAAAATTGTTCAATCATATAATGATGCTATAAATCAACTAGATAATGCTATTACAGACTTAACATCTACTGGCTCAAATTTATCACAACAGGCAGCTGGAGATTTAATTTTAAATGCTGCATTGAAGTTTGAAGAAGATTTTTTAACAAGATCAGACTTTTTATATAAAACACTAAATAAAAAAATACCTAGAAGAAAAGTTTTTGATTTAAACAAAACACAAAAAGTATTACAAGCAAATCAAAATAGATTTTCCAACAAGGGTTTAACTGAATTATTTGGCAAAAATTTAAGCGACAGACTATCAGTATATTTTCAAGGAGAGCCAAAACTTACATATAGAGACTTAGCTAGTTTAAGATCTACTATAGGAAGACAATTAAAAGGAAGTTTTGTTGTTGGCACATCTCCTGATTTAGATGACATGAAAAAACTATATGCAGCTTTATCTGACGATATGTTTGAAGCAGCAGAATCTATAGGTGGCGACGTTGCTGTAACAGCAAAATTAGCCAATGATTATTATAAAAAAGGTAGTGATGTTATTAACAAACAAATAAGACCAATAACAACACAAGCTGGTAAAGATATTTTACCATCAGAAAAAATTTATAATAAATTAGAAACTAATTTAAAAACAGAGCCATCAAAAGCCAATGAATTTTTAAATAACGTATTTAATAAAAGTTTGGCTAATGAAAACCAATTAAAATTACTTGGCGAAAAACAATTTTATGATATAACAAGAAATGTTGATGGTGGTTTCACAGCAGGAAAAACAGTTAGCAACCTTGAAAAATTAAAAAAGGGTACAGGTGAATTACCTATATCAATACAAGCTTTAGGCACAAAAGTTGACGATATAGAAACTTTGTCAAGAGGATTTAAAGAAGCTGGTAAGTCAGTTAATTACTCAAACACAGCTTTTGGTAACGCAACCAGAGACTTTTATACATCAATAGGGTTTAGTGCTGCTGCTGGTATTTCTGGTGGAGCTGCTTTTGGTGACGTTTCTACAGGTCTTAGTTTTGCAGCTGGTGCATATTTGACACCAAAAATATTAGCAACTGCTTTAACAAATCCAGCAACCAAAGCTTCTTTTAAAAATTGGGCAACAAAAAGTGGTGTGCCAATAGATGCAAAGGTAGCTGTTTTAACAAGTATTGGTCTTACAAGTCCACAAGCGCAACAGCTTATAGAGAACCAATATAAGCAAGAATCATTATTAACAGTACCCGAATAACCGCATGGCGCGCCAAACAGAAAGAGTTGGCCGATCTGGAGAATACTTAGTAGCCTCGGTGCTTTCTACCCTTTCTGATACTGTTACTGTTATGCCACATGGTTCTAAAGCCGATATCATCTTTGAGGTTGGCCAAACTCTTTACAAGTGCCAAGTCAAAACACAGAAGCAAATAGAGAAAGCTAGAAAGAGTTGG